TTACGTAACTTCGATGACAATACAAATATATTTGTCATCAGTCATAAGGAGACACTAGAAGGAAAGTTTGAACGTACTCTACAGGTAGAGAAGCATCAGAATTATAGTATCATTAGGGAGTCAGTTAATGAAAATGATTGAAGTATATGATAATTTCTTTTCACGAGAGATTCAAGAACAAATTTATCGTTTTTTAATGGACAATGGTGGTTGGAGATTGTGTGGTGGTTGTCCATCTACTAGGTTCTGGCATTTTGATGAGTTAGAAAAAATTGATTATTTTAATAACTTTCTTTATGAAATAATAACTAGTAAATTAAATAAAAAATTTAATGGTTATGGAAGAATATATGCTAACGGTCAAACTGCTGGACAATGTGGTAATCCTCATATTGATGCTGATGGTGATTTAACTTTTTTGTATTATCCAAATCCAGAATGGAAACTTGATTATCAGGGGCATTTAATTTTTTTAAAGGATGATTCAGAAGATGCTGAAGTAGATAGAATTATAGAATACAAACCAAATAGAGCTATACTCTTCGATGGTAAAATACCACATTATGCAGATGCACCGAGAAGAGATTATAATGATTTGAGAATTTCTTTAGCATACAAGATGAGGTCAGTTGACGAAGTGGACTAATCGGTAGCACAACCTTTGGTGGTGTGTTATACTAGATGCAATCAAGATTAAAATATGGCACAATTTAAACTTACATGCGTTGATGAAGATAACTGTACTACTAGCATAGAGTTTGAAGGTATCTTCTTACCACATGTTATTGAAAAGGTTGAAGGATTTCTTAAAGCATCTGGATTCTTTTTTGAAGAGTTATCATATACTAAATGCGAAGAAATTGATTTCGAAGAAGAGATTAAATCAGGACTAACTAGTAACATAGAACCAGAGAAGAATGATGACGTACAAGGAGACCCCTCTTTTTAATCCTCACGAATACATAGGTCGTATTGCTGTTCTGACTGATGGCAGACACTGTAAAATTATTGGTGATGAAGGATTACCTAGTAGTCCAACACATAAAATTATTATGCAAGACCTTGACGGAGAGGTTTTTACATGCTATCATACAGATATTGAAAATGTAATGGGAAATTGATTTGAAATATAATGAAGACGAACTCATAAAAGAGATTCACGATTACATCAGTTCAACATATCGAGGTCATTACTCTGCTGGTAACGTCCAGACTCTTGACCTAATTGATTCTGTGGGTGATGCTGAAGCATTCTGTAGGAGTAATGTCCTTAAGTATGCATCACGTTACGACAGAAAAGGAACAGCACGTAAGGATATCATAAAGATTATTCATTATGGATTGCTCCTACTCCACTTCAATGATAAACGTGCAGCAGCAGATGCTGCCCAAACTGGAGCTACATCATTTACCGTTGATTATGACAAATAAAGTAATACTTAAAAAGGAAACACAAGAAATCTTAAAAAACTTTGCTACTATTAATAGTTCTATTCTATTTCGTAAGGGCAATAAGATCAAGACTATAAGTGTTGGAGAAAATGCTGTTGCTGAATATGGATGTGAAGAGGATTTTCCACAGGATTTTGGGATCTATGATTTAACTCAATTTCTTAATGGTCTTGACTTGTTCACTAACGATGAAAAGCGAAAAGGTGTGACAGAATGGACTGAACCTGTTCTTGAATTTAATAATCAATCTTTCGTAACAATACATGGTCAAGGTAAAGCAGCAGGATATACAGCAAGGTATTTCTTTTCTAGTCCAGAGATTACATTAAAAGCAGCACCAGAAAAGGACATCACTTTTCCTGATTCTGATATGGAGTTTAGTATTAAACCAGATGATCTTGCAAGCATGACTAAAGCAGCAAGTGCATATAAGTTACCAGACTTATCTTTTAAATCAGATGAAGATGGGTCTATTACGATGGAGGTATGTGATAGAGAAGATCCTACTTGCAATGTATATGCACAAAAAATAAAAGGACATGCAACTGGATCATATGAGTTGTATATGAAGATTGATAATATTAAAATTTTTGCAGGTGGTTATGATATAAAAGTTTCCAAGAATCTTATTACAGAATGGAAACATAAATCTGTTAATTTAAAATACTATATTGCATTGGAACCTTGATGGAAAATAAAGCATTCTTATGGGTTGAGAAGTATCGACCCAGAACAATTGATGAATGTATTCTTCCAGAAACTATTAAAGAATCATTTGTAGGATTCATTAAACAAGGTGAGATTCCTAATCTTTTATTAACTGGGTCTGCTGGTATTGGTAAGACAACTGTTGCCAAAGCTGTGTGTGATCAGATTGGAGCATCTTATATTGTTATTAATGGATCAGATGAAGGAAGATTTTTGGATACAGTTAGGGATAAGATAAGAACATTCGCATCAACAGTCTCATTGACCTCTAGCACGTCCCACAAGGTCGTTATAATTGATGAGGCAGACAATACCACTTCTGATGTACAACTGTCATTACGGACTGCTGTAGAGGAGTTTCATACTAATTGTAGATTTATATTTACATGTAACTTTCCTAATAAAATCATTGAACCATTACATTCACGTTGTACGGTCATTGATTTTAAGATTAAGAATGGTAATAAACCAAAATTACAGTATGAATTTTTCCAGAGATTGAAAACAATCCTTGAAGAAAATTCTGTTACTCATGATGATAAGATTCTTATGAAACTTATCTCTAGGTACTATCCTGATTGGCGTAGATTAATTAATGAAGCACAGAGGTTTTCTGCTGCTGGATCTATTAATTCTTCTATCCTAATAGATATTGCTGACATACCAATAGATGATCTAATCAAATCATTGAAGAATAGAGAGTTTACTGTAGTGAGGAAGTGGGTTGTTGATAACATAGACAACGATCCAGTTTTGATCTTACGTAGGATCTATGATTCTTTGTATGATTATTTAAAAGGTCCATCTATACCAGAGGCAGTATTAATTATTGCGAAGTATCAGCAACAGGTGACTCAAGTTGCTGATCAAGAGATAAACATGTTAGCATGTTTAACTGAAATCATGATGAGTTGTGAATTTAAATAAAAAAACTATGGAAAGAAACACAAGATTAGTAAGAGTATCCAGTGGTGAGGATGTAATTTGTAATGTAATTTCTATCGAAGAAGATTACGTAACAGTTAGTGATCCTATCGTTGCCGTACCTGCAGGTGAAGGACAGATTGGATTTGCTCCATGGTCTCCTTTGTTAAGAGAAAATGAAGAAGTATCCATACAAATGAGTCATGTTGTTTATATTTCCTTCGCAAATGATAATATTAAGGAACAATATGAAGCTATCATGGGTGGTTCTAATGTAATTACACCTCCAGAAAAGAAACTCATACTTTAAGATGGAAATATTTGATGTTGGATTTGGAAAAAAGATAGAAGTAGAAGACGTTCCTTTGTTTTCTACTCCTATTATTGTTACCAAGTTTAATGATCATGAAAAATATAATATAGAATCGTTTGAAAAAGTTGATAGAAGACCGAAAGACTGGACTAATTCAGTAAACACATCCTTTCCTGATATAGGAAAAGATGATCCTTATCTATCACAAGATATACGCAATCAAATTAAAAATAGTATAACAGAACATATTAAAAATGTATTTAAGTGCTATAATATGCCAACAAATATCATATTGAATGAGTTCTGGTATAATGCGTACTATGAAGGACAAGGACAAGAGTTACATAATCATCTAGCAGAAGATAATAACAATCCATTTTGGTGTGGTATTTATTTTGCTAAAAATTGTTTTGATAGTCAGTTGAGGTTTAATAGAAATGATTTTTCGTTACGTACACAACAACCATTTAATTTTCATCAATCTTCTTTAGTAGATTACTATAGAGATACGTGGCCATCAGGGATACCTGATGGATATATTTGTTTATTTCCACCACATCTACAACATAGTGTAATTGTAGGAGAAGAGAATCGTGATAAGATGAGATTAACTTTTAGTTTTAATATACAAGTCACCTAGATAAACAAATCCTATCGTAAGGAATCTATCCAAAATGAGAATGAACAATCAAACTAAACTAGTCTTTGCATTGGAGCACGTAGCACATTTGCATGATCTCATTGAAGATAATGAGTACCAACATTTTCTTAACGATGCATTATGTACGTTAGAATTTGAACTTGAACGTCAATTGAGATTAGAACTGGATCGTAAAAACAATCCATCAGTACCTACCAAACAAGTGAAAGATGACAACAATGATTATGAAGAGAACGATCAAATCTTTAAAGACACCCTTACGATATCCAGGAGGGAAGAGCAGAGCGATAAGCAAGTTACTGCAATTCCTCCCAGACCTTTCCCAGGTAAAGGAGTATAGAGAACCATTTTTAGGTGGTGGATCTGTAGCAATAGAAATTACAAAGAGATACCCTCATATAGGGGTTTGGGTTAATGATCTATATGAACCTCTTTATAATTTCTGGTGTGAGTTGCAGCATAATGGTAAAGATCTTCAAGAAAGAATACTTGCATTAAAGGATGAGTATCCTGATCCTCCTGAAGGTGTTAAGAAATATGCTGCCAAGAAACTTTTTGATGATGCTAAATTTTTACTGAATGATCACAATCAACCTGCTTTTGATAGAGCAGCATATTTTTATGTTGTTAACAAGTGTAGTTTTTCTGGTCTTACTGAATCATCATCCTTCAGTAAGCAAGCATCTGTTCAAAACTTTAGTGCTTCAGGAATAGGAAGATTAGAAGAATATTCTAAACTTATTGAAAATTGGATAATAACCAGTCATTCATACGAGAGATTGTTATGTGCTGACTGGGATAAGAAGGGTCACTTTGTATACATGGATCCACCATATGATATCAAAGATAATCTATATGGTAAGAAGGGTGGTATGCATAAGAAGTTTGATCATGATAAGTTTGCTGCTGATTGTGATGAGTATACTTCTAGGATGCTGATATCTTACAATTCAAGTCAACTTGTTAAGGATCGTTTCAAGGAGTGGACAGTTGGAGAATTTGCACACACTTACACCATGAGGTCTGTGGGGTGCTATAATACAGATCAGGCAGAGAGAAAGGAGTTAGTCCTTACAAATTATGAAGTGTGAAGTGAAACTCTATGTTGCAGGAACAGTCTTTACAGAGACTGTACAGGCACGTAATTATCAAGAGGCAAGACAGGTCGCACTTGCTCGTAATCCAAACGCCAAAGTTATTGGTGTTACTGCTGTATTCACATAATGTACAAATGTAAATCGGGACAGTATAACCGTCCACGTAATTACTTGTCTGGTATGGTTGATATAGTGAAGACTGATACTTATCGTCAACTGCTGGAGGAAGAGTTAAAACTTATTGGTTGTTCTAATCTCTCTAAAATCGTAGAGTCTCTGTTACGTAATGTTGAATATGCAACTCTTGAAGAACAGTCTGGACTTTCTGCATCAGATTTAAGAGGAGCGAGGAGGAGAACCAAGAAGAAATCTAAAAGGATACTTGAAGCAAAACAGATTAAAGAAAACAGAATAGAAAGAGTAGAAAGAAATAAAAGACGTAACAAAAGAAAGTTTGGAACAGGCATCATTAGTTCTAATTCAAATATTCAAACGACTAATATTCCTCAAGATCAGAGAGATGCTTTTTATCAGACTCAAGAATGGAAAGATGCTAGAGATGAATGGAAAGTAGGTAAAGATAAGGTATGTTCTCGTTGTGGTAGAAGACCTGATCCAAATTATAAGAAAGCTCCAATAGATAGGAATAGATCAGAAGAGGATAAGGAATTTTTATACCGTAAATTCAACGAGAATAGATTGTTGGTAGATCATATATTACCAATAAAAACTTATTGGGGATTGAGACTTGAGAAAGTTAATTTTCAATACTTGTGTGGATGTTGTAATAAAGAAAAATGTAATACAGTATCACGCCAAGATGTTATAAAAGTTCTTTCTAAAGTAAAACGTGTAGACACATTAAAGGTAGAATCAAATGAATAGAAAAGAACGTGATAGATCTAACTTGGTTGCGATACTTTATAGTATCAATCAATCCAAACATAATCTTATGCGTGATGGTTCTTATGGAAAAGAACATTACCAACCTTATATTGTAAATAAAGCATTGAGTCAACATCTTGATAGTGTTTTATATGCTAATGAGATGAACAAGAATTATTATCTAGATAGGAAGATGCAGTATGACTTTTACATAAATAGTTTGAAGCCGAGAAAGAGACATTCTCCGTGGATCAAGAGGGACACTCTTGAGAACCTTGATTTGGTGAAAGAATATTATGGATATAGTCATAATAAAGCTATTGCTGCCTTAAGGATACTCACAAAATCCCAACTTGATGAAATAAAATTACTATTGTATAAAGGTGGGTAAAGATGACTACTGAAATTGAGATCGAATGGCAGCCATCTGATATGGTGGAGGTCAGTCTTTCTGAACCAGACGATTTTTTAAAAGTTCGTGAAACATTAACAAGAATTGGTGTTGCTTCTAGGAAAGAGAGGAAGTTATATCAATCTTGTCATATTTTACACAAGCAAGGAAGATATTATATTGTTCATTTTAAAGAGTTGTTTGCTCTTGATGGTAAGAAAACTAATCTTACTAATAATGATGTTCAACGTCGTAATAGAATAGCACAATTGCTATCAGATTGGGGACTAGTAACTGTTGTAGAAAAGACATCGATTGAAGACATTGCTCCTTTAAATCAAATTAAAGTATTAAGTTTTAAGGATAAGGATGAGTGGACACTTGAGTCCAAGTATAATATTGGGAGAAAGAAAACTACTGTTTAAAACATTATGAATGTTGATAGTATGTTCGCAGTACCTATTGCGTGGACATTTTTGGAAGATATTGATATTGATGAATTGATTGATTATGGTCATAAACAATTAACACCTGACAATCAGTCTAATTATGTTGACTTGGATGAAGAACCTATAAAAAGTATTTCGGAACTAGTTACTGAAAAAGTAAATGGAGTTTATAATGAATGTGGATTTAAACATTCACAAAAACTTGACACTGTTTGGTTTAATAAAGGAAATCCAAGTCCTATTTCTAAACCACACACTCATCCACAATCATTTTTTGTAGCAATTTTATATTTAACTAATCCAGAAAATAATTCTGGTGAACTAACTTTATTAAATCCTAACAACGCTAATGACCATTTGATTCCCCATGATGCTATTGCATTAGAGACTCAATATACTAGAATGTATACAGTAGTTCCTTTTGCTGAAAAGTTATTAGTTGTTCATCCAGCATGGATTATGCATTACGTATCTCAAGATGCTCCAGAAGAAAATAGAATGTCAATTGCATTTAATTTTAGTTTAGATTTACCCGATGGCAAAGAGAATTAAATTTACGATCAGACAAGATGGCATGGTAACCGAGGAGGTTATAGATGCTGTTGGAAACGAGTGCGAGAGATTAACTTCAGAAGTTGAGAAGAACCTAGGTCATGTAGTCTCTCGTATACATAAACCAGAATACTATCAGAAACAAGAAACCGTAACAGATGTCACACTTCACAACACTAAAGACTAAACTTACAGATACAAAAGTTCTTGTTAAGGCACTTAATACATTGAATTATGATACTCAAGAGAATGTATTACTGGATAACCCAGTTAATCATAAGCATGAGCAGGTTCAAGTAGAGGTAGGAATAACTCGTTACGTAGGATTTAAGATAGGTGCTGATGGAGCACTTCATTTAGTTGCCGAATTAGATGCATGGAAAGAACCAATTACAATTGAAAGATTTCTTGAGAAAGTTACTCAAGAGTATGCTAGAGAGAC